GCGGCGCAGGGCGCATCAGTGGGGGTGCATCAGAAGCACACCCCCAAGCGAAGCCCGGAGGCGGGGAGGGACCTCCGCAGCGGGGGGGTAGGCCCCCCCTCCCCCCTCCCCCCTCCCCCCCCTTGCCCCCCCCGGGGCCTCCGAGGGGGGCAGGAAGGCCCCAGGAGGACGGACTAGCACTAGGGCTTGACTCCGTAGGGCATGCGGGCGTGCGCGCATCATGGCGGCCCGTTTGATGCGTTTGATGCGTTTGACGCGGCATACTTGCAGCTGTCGAGGCACGGTACCGGTGTCCGTACCAGATGCGCGATCACGCGGCCGCAGCAGCTAGTCGACCAGATGGTCCATGTTTGTGTTTGTGGAGGGTTTTTGTGTTGCTGTTTGTGTGCTGCCTGGTAGCAGGTCTGAGAAGACCAACCAGGTGGCCGGTGCGGCGGGTGAAGATCACGCCTGCTACAGATCACCAGGTCGAGCTGCAGGCCTGCAAGCGATCGGGCGCCTACCAGGTCAACGGGACACCCTACCGGCGCTCCCGCTTGGGTTGCGCACCGATTCCCTACGGGAACCGGCACGCCCGGTTACGCGGGTGAACCCGTAAAATCAAAGACCGGAACCCCCCGCGTGCAGCTGCAGCAACCTAGAGCCGGCGACAGCAGCCCCCATCAGGTTGGTGGAGGTTTTTGTAGCGCTTGCAGTATTGTGGCGAGCTGGGCGCCGAGTCCCGAGAGGGCGAGGGGTTTCGCCCAGCGGTCCACGGCGTGCAGGCGCCCGAAGCCCTGGGCGAAGACCAGGGTGAGCCGGTAGGAGCCGGCCCGGTAGGGCTGGGCCGCTTGCGGCCCACTCCGTAGCCCGGCGAAGGGCTGCGCGACCGTGTGTTGGCTGTTGAGTTGTCGGTTTGGAGTTTATGAGGGGGCTTGCCCCCGTTACCTTGTGCGCCGCGTAAGCGGGGCAGTCTCTTTTTCTCCTAGTTCCTCAAGCGGCGCAGCCTAAAGTGGCGCGCTTCGCGCGCAAGAAAAAGCACGCATAGGGGGGACCCGTCCCCCCTGAGACCCCCCCGGTGGGAGAACTAGAAGGAAACCCGCTGAAACCCGCATGGATACTGGAAGCGACCGCAAGAATTTTGACGTTGACCGAAAATTTTCTGCATAGGTCTGCAATAATTACTTCTTATTCTTTCGGTCGATCCCATAGAAGGTTTGACCTTGACCGAAAGAATAAGCCCTTAACTTTTCGGTTTCGCGGTGATATGATCCGCTCATCACCGAAAGAATAAGGGGCAAAAAGTGGCAGTTAAGAGAGAACATAACGTCGTCGGCGCGCGTAGCGGTCCTAGCCTCAAGAGCTTGACCTACTCTGCAGACCACAACCCGTTGTTGAAGCCGCACAGCATTGAAATCAAGCGCCGGCGCGTTCAAACCGGTGTGCAGGAACAACGGGGCGCTGACGGTGAAATGCGAGTTTCGGCTATTCACCAGATCATCGAGAAGGACGACGCCGAGTTCGTCAAGGTGTTCGCGGAGGGCGTCAAGGCCATGTTCGGGCTGAGTCGCACCGCCTATCGGGTCTTCCAGCTCGTGCTGGCGAAGTACCAGGACGAGCCGATGGTGGGCGGCTATGCGGATTCGGTTTACCTGGCCTGGTTCGATGGCGGCCTGTCTGGCGTCGATGTGGGCATGACTGATCGCACCTTCCAGACCGGGTTGCGCGAGCTGCTGGGCAAAGGATTCTTGGCGCCGCGCCTGCCGAACGTGTTCTGGGTGAACCCGAGCCTGTTCTTCAAAGGCAATCGGGTGGCTTTCATCACCGAGTATGTGCGCAAGGCCGGCACCGACGAGAAGAAGCGGAAAAACCTCGAGGCGCAAGGGCAAGCGCGCCTTCTAGAAGAATAAAGAAAAACGCCGGCAGATCGCCGGCGTTTTGCTATGCGGCCTCTTTGTCGGCCTTGAGGGTGTAGGGCTTGAACTTGATCACTTCCTCGCCCAACCATTCGTTCAGCTCGAGGAATCGCGCCTGCAGCGGCTCGACCTCATTGCGGCCGAAGACCTCGGCCGCTGTGTCGGCGGCGCCGAAGCCGCCGGTATTGCTCGGCACCACGCCCAGCAGCTGGGGCGGCACACGGTGCGCGGCCAGCATGTCATCCCGGGTCACGTTCTTGATATTGAAGAATTCGTCTTTCGCGGCCACTTCGGACACCGGTATCAGCTGGATGCCGTCCTTCTTCCCGTTCGGCGCGTACATGAACAGGTTCCGGAAGTTACCCGGCCCCTTGCTGTCCTTGAGCGCCTGGCGGATCGCGTTGACGTCGCCTTCGTTCTGAGCTGCATCGGTCATGTACAGGATGAAGCCGGCGTGCGAGCCGTTTTCGTAATACTTGCGCCGGAACAGGGTCGCCGACTCGTTCAGCCAGGCCGCGTGCAGCGCGGCCAGGTATTCGGGCAAGCCGTACACCTCCTGGTTGATATCCGGCTCCATCAGGTGGAACACGCTCCCGCGCGCGAACTCATGTGACTCCTGCCAGCCATGCACCTGGACGTACTGGTCGAGGTCCTTGCAGCGGCGCATATACTTTGATGGCGCCGGCACCAGCTGCTGCACGCCACCCAGCCGATTGTTGCGGCGCTCGAGGTAGCCGTTGCCGAACACGAGGAAATCAAGCGCCCAGCGCGTGAACGCGGCACGCGAAAGTAGCTTGTGAGGAATGAATGTCGACGCCAGCACGTTGCGTTTGAAGTACAGGGCAGAGCCGTGGTGCGTGCCGGCGTGGAAGGACTTCGCCAGGCCTGCCCAGCTGACTGGCGGCTCGTACCAGCGGCCGTTCGACCAGGCCTCCACGTAGTCGAGGATCCCGGCCCGGTCCATTACCGGCGTGGGATCGCCGAACGTGAAGGCCTCGATGCGGCCTGGCGCCGGCGGCGCCGGCATGTCGGCCGGCGCTTGGTGCGCGTGTTTGTTCCCTGTTTCCATCAACTTATCTCCATAAATCCGGTGTTGCTCGAGGTAGTGCCCTCGAGCGGTTCGTTGCCGAGCGCATGAAGGCATGCCCAGGCCAGGTCGGCGTGGCCTGTCTCCTGGCTATACCCGGCGGTGTAGGTGACTTGGCGGCCGCTGGCCGTCATCGTTTTGCGAATCGCCATGAACGATTGCGCGAGGTCAGACCATCCGGAATCGAACTCGAGGCGGCCGTTACCGATCACGGACAGCCCTTTGAGCACGAGGCGCGCCTTGACCTCGGGCGAGTAGTGCAGCGGCACCACGGACGGATAGAACTGCTTGACCAGCTGATAGACGCCCTGGCCTATGCCTGTGGTGTCGATCGCCATGTAGGTCACGTTGTACTGCTCCTGGCAAATCTGTTTGATGCGCTGCGCCTGGCCTTCGAAGTCCATACCGCGGAACTGATGCCGCTCGAGCACGCGGAACTTGCCGCCAGGGACCTGCGGCGGCGCCAGGACGACCAGGCCGGCCGAGTCGCCCGACAGGGCCGGGTCGTAGCCGAGCCATACCGGCCGGTGGCCAAATGGACGTTGTGCAAACGGCTTGAAGTCGTCGGCCCACTCCACCCAGGAATCGACCATGCAGCGCTCGAGGGCGGCGAGGGGGAAGATCGACGCCGTGTCGTCCACGAACTGGCACATCAGCAGGTTGGCGTATTCCTCGGGGCTGTACTCGAGGCGCAGCTCGTCAAGGTCGAACAGGTTGCAGCCGGCGGCGGCCGCATCTTCCACCGTCACCAGCTGCCGCCACTGGCGGTCCTCGCACAGGCGGCCGCGCGCCAGGGCGCTGTGGCTGATGTCGATCTCGATCTTCTCGGCCTTCGATCGGCCGCGGTTCGCGTGCGCGCCGCTCCAGAACGGATAGGCCTCGTGCGACATGCTGCTGGGCGTCGAGAAGTAGGTCTTGCGCCAGTTCTTGTGCATCGCCATGCCCGAGGCAACCTTGTTCAGGTTCTTGAAGCCGGGCACCCAGAAATACTCGTCGAAGTAGAAGTTGCCGTGGTAGCTCTGCGCGGTGCGCGCGTTCGTGCTTAGGAAAATCAGCTCGGCGCCGTTCGGCAGCAGGATCGTATCGCCTGTCAGCTCAACGCCTACGGTGTCGCGCGCGAAGGCGCAGATGTACTGCCGGAACACATGCACCTGGGCCTTGCTGGCGGACAGGAAGATCTGGTTGCGGCCGGTCTGCAGCGCGTCGACCAAGGCCTCCCGGGCGAAATACCAAGTGGCGCCGATCTGGCGGCTCTTGAGCACGTTGCGGGTGCGCTTGTCACCATTGCGGAACCACACCTTCTGGTAGTCGAAAAGCGAATCCTTGAAGGCCTGCACGAGCGTTTCCTGCTGTTCTTCGGAAAACTCGTTGCGCGGCCCTTTTTTCTTCGGTGCGGCATTGCGCGCGGCGATGTTCGGGTTGAGGTCGCCCTCCTTCCCGGTTTCGCCGTACTTGGTCACGCGCGCCGTGCGCTCGAGCTGGCGGCCCAGGAGGTCAATTTCCTTGAAGTCCTGGCCGTCTTTCTTGTCCTTTGCAATCAGGATCGCTAGGCGCGCCTCGATCGAGGCCTCCACGCGGTCCACGGCCGTGGCCTTCTCCCATTCATCCCGCTGCTTCCACGCTTCGACGGTGGCCCGTTTCAGGCCCAGCTCGCGCGCAATGGACGACACCCGCCAGCCCTGGAAGTACAGGGTTCGGGCGGCGCGGCGCGGGTCCACATCGGGGGTTGTTGAGGTAACGGTATCGAGCATGAGGGAAGCGTAACCGCCACGCGCGCGCGAAACACGCCTGAGAAGTTGTACGCCTCGGCCGTACATCTTCTACCTGTTGAGCTAGTCCATGCACCCCGGCAACATGGTCCTCGTCAATTACCCCCCGAATTCGGAGACCCCTTAATGAGCACGAAGCACGCGAAATCGAAATTCTTCCGCATCGCAGTAGAAGGCGCGACCACCGACGGCCGCACCATCGACCGCACCTGGATCACGCAGATGGCAAAGAACTACAACCCGGACGTGTACGGCGCCCGCCTCAACCTCGAGCACTATCGCGGCGTCGTGCCGGATGGTCCGTTCAAGGCCTACGGCGACGTGCTGGCCCTGGAAGCGCGCGAGGAATCGGGCGTCCTGGCTGGCAAGTTTGGCCTGTATGCCCAGATCGCCCCGACCGATGAACTGGTCGCCTTGAACAAAGCCGGCCAGAAGATCTACACCTCGTGCGAGATCGACCCATCGTTCGCCGACACGAAAGAGGCCTACCTGGTCGGCCTGGCGATCACCGACAGCCCGGCGAGTCTGGGCACCTCGATCTTGTCCTTCGCAGCTACCAATCCGGAAGCGCACCCGTACGCGCACCGCAAGCAAAAGCCCGAGAACTTGTTCACGGCCGCCGACGTGGTCGACCTCGAGATGGAAGACCCGGCACCGCCGGCGGCGCCGTCGCTGTTCTCCTTCGTCACCCAGCTGCTGGGCAAGGTCACGAAGAAGTCCAACGACGACGACACCCGTTTCGCCGATGTAACCCAGGCGGTGGAATCGCTGGCGAACTTCACGAAAGACCAGGCCGCGACGGTCACAGCCCAAGGTGAAGCGGTCACCGCCCAGGGCGAACAGATCACCAGCCTGAACGCGACCATTGCCGCCCTGACGGCAGCGACCGAACAGGACCGCGCGGCCTTCGCCGCACTGAACGCGCAGCTGCTGAATGCCAGCGACGGCCAGGCGCCGCGCCCGCCAGCAACCGGCAATGTCGGGGCCTTCGCCAAGACCGACTGCTGATCGCCTTACCCCATCCACAACAGGAGTATTACAAGCATGAAAAACCCAACCCGCATCGCCTATGCCGCATATCTGGCGACTGTCGCCAATCTGAACGGCGTCGTCAGCGCGACCGAGAAGTTCACCGTTGCCCCATCCGTGCAGCAGACCCTGGAAGACAAGATCCAAGAGTCGAGCGGCTTCCTGGCGGCCATCAACGTCGTTGGCGTTACCGACCAGAAGGGCGAGAAAATCGGCCTGGGTATCGGCGGCACCATCGCCGGCACCACCGACACCTCGAACAAAGACCGTACCCCGGTCGATCCGTCCAGCCTCGAGGGCAGCGGCTACGAATGCACGCAAACCAATTTCGACACGGCGATCAAGTACGCCAAGATCGACATGTGGGCCAAGTTCCCGGACTTCCAAACCCGCATGCGTGATGCGATCGTCAAGCGTCAAGCCCTGGACCGCATCCTGATCGGCTTCAACGGCAAGAGCCGCGCCGCCACCTCGGACCGCGCCGCGAACCCGCTGCTGCAGGACGTCAACATCGGCTGGCTGCAGAAGTACCGCACCGAAGCGCCGGCCCGCGTGCTGGGCACCGGCGGCCAAGTCGTCGTCGGCAAGAGCGCCGGCGCTGATTACGCCAACCTCGACGCCCTGGTATTCGATGCGGTCAACAACATGATCGACGCGGTTCACCAGGAAGACACCGAACTCGTGGTGATCTGCGGCCGCAACCTGTTGGCTGACAAATACTTCCCGATCCTGAACCAGACGCAGCCGAACACCGAAGCGGTGGCCGCGGACCTGATCGTCAGCCAGAAGCGCATCGGCGGCCTGCAGGCGGTCCGTGTTCCTGGCTTCCCGGCTAACACCGTGATGATCACGCGCCTGGACAACCTGTCGATCTACTTCCAGGAAGGCGCCCGCCGCCGCACTGTCGTGGACAACGCCAAGCGCGACCAGATCGAGAACTACGAGTCGAGCAACGACGCGTATGTGGTCGAAGACTACAGCGCCGGTTGCGTGGTCGAAAACATCGCCATCGAAGCGGCAGCATAAGCATGAAGTCGCCCGCCCAACGTCATTTCGAGCGCGTAAGCGCTGCAGCGGCGGCCGCGACGGGCGCGCCTGGTGAATCACTCGCCGGCGCGAGCCGTTACGAGCTGATGCTGGCGAAGCTGGCAACCGATCGGCGCCGCTTGAAACAGCTGCAGTCGGTGGAGCGCAAGGTCACGGTCAAGCGTGAAGTGCTGCCCGAGTACGAAGACTATGTGGCCGGCGCCCTCGAGGGCGGTCGCGGCGCACAGGACGACGTGCTGGTCACGGTGATGGTTTGGCGCATCGACGTGGGCGACTACGCCGGCGCGCTGGCGATCGCTGTGTACGCCCTGCAGCACCGCCTGACGCTGCCCGACCAGTACGAGCGCACCCTGGGCACCGTCATCGCCGAGGAAATCGCGGAAGCGGCCCTAATCGCCCTCAAGGCCGATGGTGGCAAGTTCGACGTCGACCAGCTGCTGCAGGTGGCGACCCTGACCGATGCCTCCGACATGCCCGACCAGGTGCGCGCCAAGCTGTACAAGGCGATCGGCTACGCCCTGCAGGACGATCCGGCCGCCGCGCTGCCGTACCTGCGCCGCGCCGTCGCCCTGGACGATCGTGTCGGCGCCAAGAAAGACATCGAGCGTTTGGAGAAAGCGCTCAAAGCTGCCGGCGAGAAGTCGGCAGCGAGTACCTAGCCCACCCCGGCATGGCGGCGCCGGCTGACGATCGAAGACCCTTGTGGTTGACCTGATCCGACGCCGGCCCACCGCCTCCTTTACCGAGAACCGAACATGAGTTTCAACGCCACCGCCCCCTCGAGGACGACCTCGACGCCAGCCGATGCAATGACCGTGACGAATGACGGATTTTTCCCCGACATCGACCTGAACCAGCTGCGCGAGACCATGCGCCTGGACGGCACTGTGACCGCTGCACGCCTACGTAGTGCAGCAATCGAGGCTGTGATCGCCATCAACAATGAATTGGCGGCCTGGAGCAAGACCCAGCTGGCGGCTGGCGTGATACGGCTGGACGAAATGCTGCCGAAGATCGGCGGCGAAAGCGTCTACCTGACTCGCTATCGCACTGCGGTATATCGAACGGCGAAAGCTGACCTGACCGAGCGCTACCGCGACTTCGACGCGACGCCAGCCGGCGAAGCCAAGGCCGACCAGCTCGAGGGCACGATCGGCGACGATCGCCGCGCCGCGCGCTGGGCTGTGCGCGACATTCTCGGCCTTCCACGCTCCACCATCGAGTTGATCTGATGCTGGTACGTGCGCAACAAGGCGATACCGTCGACGAGCTTTGCTGGCGGCACTTGGGCCGCACGGCCGGCCTGGTCGAGATCGTGTACGAACTGAACCCCGGCCTCGCCGATCGCGGGCTGATCCTGCCGAGCGGCCTCGAGGTCAAGCTGCCGGACCAGCCGGCCAATAAACCTACCGCCCCTCTGCTCGAGCTGTGGGACTGAATTCAAGGATCCATCATGGCAGAACCCAGCACTACCACCACGGCGATCGTGTCGGCCGGCATCGGCCTGGCGAGCCTGGCGCCCGGCATCGACGGCAACGCGCTGATCGGGGCGTTCGCGGGCGCCGCGCTCCTGGTCGTCAGCTCCAAGGACCTGACCCTGGGCAAGCGCTTCGCTTACCTGGTCATCTCGTTTATCGCCGGCTACCTGGCGGCGCCCGACCTGGTGCGCGTCACACCCATCCAGTCCACCGGCGTGGCCGCGTTCTTCGCCGCCGCCTCGGCGATCGGCGTCACCCTGCAGCTGCTCGAGCGGATCAAGACCGCTGACCTGTTCACCCTGTTCAGCAAGAAAGGGAAGTGACCATGGCCTACACCTTCGCCCTGATCGCCTTCCTGGCCTATGCGGTGACGTGCGTTCGCCTGCTGCTGTACCGCAAGGAGGGCGCCCGCCATCGCCAGAACGTGTCCTGGCTTGCCTGGCTGCTGCTGGTGATCCTGGCCGGCTCGGCGGTAGAGCTGGCCGTCGACGGACACCCGATCGGTTTCTTCGAAGCTGCGCGCGCCGTTCTGCTGTCCCTGTTTGTGTTTGGCGCCCGCGGCAACGTGGCGCGCCTTCTTCGGAGTGAATGACCATGACCCTACTGTGTAAATTCGGCGACAAGGGCGACGGCGTGGCCGTGCTACAGCGCCGCCTAAACCGCGCCGGCTACAAGATCGACGTAACGCACGAATTCGACGCGGCGACCGAGCGCGCCCTGATGGCCGCGCAAAGCGTGTTTGGCCTGGTAGTCGATGGCATCGCCGGCCCGAAGACCTTCGCCGCCCTTGCCGGCATCGTGCCGCCGCACTACCTGGGCGCCGCTGACCTCGAGCGCGCGGCCGCCGCCCTGGGCGTGTCGCTGGCCGCCGTCCGCGCCGTCAACGAAGTGGAGTCACGCGGGCATGGCTTCCTACCCGATGGCCGGCCTGCGATCCTGTTCGAACGCCATGTGTTCTGGAAGCGCCTCGAGGCGCACGGCATCGACCCGGTGCCGCTGGCGATCCGGTACCCGCACCTGGTATCGAAGGAAGCAGGCGGCTACCAGGGCGGCGGCGCCGAGTACATGCGCCTGGCAACCGCCCTCACCCTGCACCGCGCGGCCGCGCAAGAGGCCTGCAGCTGGGGCGCATTCCAGATCATGGGCTATCACTGGAAGGCGCTCGAGTACACCGGCATCGACGACTTCGTCGGCCGCATGAAGGTGAGCGAGGCCGAACAGCTGGACGCCTTCGTTCGATTCGTCAAGACGGACAAGCGCTTGGTGGCGGCGCTCAAGGATCGGAAGTGGAGCACCTTCGCCAGGCTGTACAACGGCCCGGCCTACGCGCGCAACCTGTACGACGCGAAGCTGGCCGCGGCCTGCGCCAAATACGACGCGCTCGAGCTGGTGGCCGCATGAAGATTGCCGAACTCATCGGCGCGGCGGTGATAGCCGGGCTGCTGGCGATCGTCGCCGGCTTCTACATCGCCTCGCTTCATTCCGAGCTAGAAACCGCCAATACCCGCCTCGGCCAGGCCGAGAAGGGCATTACCGACCGCGACAGCATCATCCAACAGTTGCGCGACAACGCGGTGGCCCACGCCCTGGCGCAGACGCGCCTCGAGGGCGAGCGCAGCGGCATCCGTACGGCATTGGAAACCCGCGAAAACCTGATAAGGAAACTGGAAATTGAAAACGCTGAATATCGTACCTGGGCTGCTGCTCCTGTCCCTGGGACTGTTAGCCGGCTGCGCGAGCACGGCGCCATCGTCGGCGCCGCCGCTTATCGTGAACGAATGTCCTCGAGTACAGCCATGCCGCCTGCCGGCAGTGGCGGCGGCAAGTAACGGGGATCTGCACTTCGCCCTCGAGCGGGCCGAGGCGGCATGGGCAGAGTGTGCCGCCGTGGTCGATATGATTGCCGAGTGCCAGGGAAAGGCCCAGCCATGATTAAGCCGGCCAGCCTGCGCGCCGCGATCGCCGCGGCCTTGCCCGACCTAGAGGCGAACCCGGACAAGTTCCTGGTGTTCGCCGACGCCGGCGCGATCGCCGCAAATGGTATTCCTTCGCTATCGTTTGAATATCGTTATACCCTCAACTTGATATTAACCGACTTCGCCGGCGACCCTGACCTGGTGATGATCGCCCTGCTGGCGTGGGTCCAGCATCACCAGCCCGACCTGGTCAACAATCCCGACAAACGAGAAAGCGCAATCACTTTCGAGGTGGACCAGCTGACGAACGACACCTTCGACCTGTCGATCAAGCTGCCCCTGGCCGAGTCGGTGCGCGTAGCGATCGGGGCGGCCGGCAAGCCGATCGCCACGCACCTGGAGGAACCGGTACCGGAATGGCAGATCACAGGACTGGCGGTCTAGATGGCTGACGATCTGACCGCGCTTGAGGATTGGGCGGGCGCGCTACTCATGCAGCTGAATGCGCCGGCACGCCGTGCGGCAGCCAGCGACATAGGGCGCGAGCTGCGCCGCAGCCAGCAGAAGCGGATCCGGGAACAACGCAATCCGGACGGAAGCCCGTTCGAACCGCGCAAGCCGCGCCTGGCAAGGGATGGCACGCCGTTGCGCCAGAAGAAGGGAAGGATCAAGCGGCAGATGTTCATGAAGCTGCGCACGGCTCGCTTCTTCAAAGTCAAGAACGACGCCGCCGGCGTGGTGATCGGGTTTTCGGGCCGGGTCTCGCGCCTGGCCCGGGTTCACCAGGAGGGCCAACGGTCTAAGGTCGCGCAAGGCCAGAACTACCAGTACCCGATTCGCCAGCTGCTCGGCCTGACTGCAGCCGACCGCGAAATGATCCGCGACAAGCTGCTCGAGCACCTGACCAGGTGACACCGGCGGCACCTACGCCGCCAGGCGTTCCTGGCTGGTTTCGTAATATGCCGGGTTCAACTCACAGCCGGCCCAGTTGAGGCCGGCCTCCTTCGCCGCTACCAGGAACGTGCCCGAACCGCTGAACAGGTCGAGCACGGTCCCACCGGCCGGCACCAGGCGCACAATCTCGCGCGCCATCTCGAGCGGCTTTTCCGTCATATGGCGTTTCGGGAACTGCAGCCGGCTCTGGAAAACGCCAGGCAGATAGACGTCGCATTGCGGCAGCGTGCCCTTGCAAGCCCACACAATGAACTCGGCCTGTTGCTTGAACCCGCCATTGCGCGGCCGCGCGCGGCCGGTCGTCTTATCCCACACCGCGATCCCCTGCAGGCGGAAGCCGGCCGCCTGGATCACGTCGGTGAGCGCCGGCAGCTGCCGCCAGTCGATGAAACACACCACCAGGCCGCCAGGTTTGAGTGCGCGGAATGCGCCGCCCAGCCAACCCTGGCACCAGAACTGCCACGATCGCTGGTCCATATTGTCGAAGTCGAATTCGGCGTAAGACTCGCGCGTGCTGGAATTGATGTACTTCGAACCCGGCGCCTTTGAGCGCGCCCCGATGTGCAGGCCGCCCGAGCAATAAGGCGGGTCCGTCAGCAGCATGTCGATCGAGTTTGGGGGCAGCTCCCGAACGAAGTCGCTCGCGTCTACCTGGTGCAGCTGGTTGATCCATGCCGGCGCCGGCTGGTCCTGGGTGATGGTGTCTTTTTGTTCCACTTCGTTTTCCTGTTTATGGGTGTCGCGCATACCCTGCGCTGGATGGGATACCCCCATTTTCGGTACTCCAAAGCAATGCAGCACGCCCGAGAAGTTGTAGCCACGGCCGGTACAACTTCCGCTTGCTGACCCATGCGCGCGCGTGGCCCAACATGGCCGCATGACTACTACTGACCTCCTTCGAATGCTGCTGAACCTTGTACGCAAGGGCACCGTCATTGCCGTCGATCATGCCGGCGAAGTGTGCCGCGTCCAGTGCGGCGAGCTGCAAACAAACTGGATTCACTGGCTGGCCCTGGCGGCCGGCGACACCCGCGACTGGAACCCGCCCGAAGTGGGCGAGCAAGTACTTGTCCTCTCCCCAGGGGGCGAGATGGCCGACGGTGTCGTCCTGCGCGGCATCAGCAGTGAGGACCGCCCGGCGCCGAGCCATAAATCCAGCACGCACACGCGCACCTATCCGGACGGCGCGGTCATCGAATACGACCACGAAACCCACGGTCTCACCGTAACGCTGCCCGATGGCGGCACCGTGCTGCTGATCGCGCCAAATTCCGTCGAGGTCCATACCACCGTGGCCACTATCGTTGCCAGCGACCTGGTGAAGATCGACGCCCCACGCACCGAGTTGACCGGCGACCTGCAGGTGGCCGGCACGATCGGGGCCGGCAAGAACATCACGACGCCGGCGGACGTGAAAGCGGGCGCCATCAGCCTGGCGACGCACAAGCACATGGAACAGGGCGACGGCAAGCCGACCGGGGGGCCGATCTAATGCGCGGCATGAACCAGACCAACGGCCAGGCGATCGAGAACGCCGACGTCCTGTGCCAGTCGATACACCGGATTCTCACCACGCCACGTGGTTCTCGGATCGCTCGCCGTGACTTCGGCTCCGACCTGCTGCCGCTGGTCGATGCGCCTATGAATTCGGTCACCCGCGTTCGCCTGTTCGCGGCTGCAGCGACAGCACTCATGCGCTGGGAACCACGCCTGAAGTTGATCCAGCTCGACCTGGTGATCGACGCCAGCACGCCCGGCGCCGCAGTGCTCGAGGTCGACGGCAGCACCACTATTTCCCGCGAACTGGTGTCGACCACCGTTCCTCTCTCCGCCCTGAAAGCTGCAGCATGACGACCGACACTATCGACCTTAGCCGCCTTCCAGTTCCGACCGTGGTAGAGGTGATCGACTTCGAAACCCTGCTGTCCGAGCGCAAGGCGCGATTCGTCGCCGTGCATCCTCTGCACCAGCAAGCTGACGTGGCGGCCTCCCTCGAGTTCGAATCAGAGCCGGTCCTGATGCTGCTGCAGGAAAGTTGCTACCGAGAAATCGCGCTTCGTCAGCGCATTAACGAAGCGGCCATGGCCACCATGCTGGCCTACGCGCGAGGCGCTGATCTGGAGCACCTGGGCGCGCTGATGGGCGTGGAACGTCTGGTGGTGACGGCCGCTAATCCGTTGACCGGAGAGGCGGCCACGTTAGAAACCGACGACGACCTGCGCATGCGCATTCAGATGGCCCCGGAAGGATTTTCCGTTGCCGGTCCAAAAGGGGCGTATATCGCAACGGCGATGAATGCGAGCGGTCTGGTCCTGCATGCTTCGGCGTCAAGCCCAGGACGTGGCAACGTGTTGGTGGCTGTGCTCGCACGCGAGGGCGACGGCACGGCCGACGAAACACTGCTGGCGACGGTAACCAGGGCCGTGAACTCGGAAACGGCCAGGCCTTTGACCGACCTGGTGACGGTCCAGTCCGCCGAAATCGTCCCGTACCAGGTCGACGCAACCGTCTTCACGCTACCCGGTCCGGATGCAGACCTGGTGTTGGTGGATGCTCGCAAGCGCCTTACCACCTACGTGGAGTCCTGCCATCGGATCGGAAGCGAGGTGGCGTTGTCTGGCATCTACGCGGCTCTGCACATTGAGGGTGTCAAGCGCGTGGTTATCGACAAGCCAGCCGCCAGCCTGCGCACCAACGACACCCAGGCGCCGCACTGCACGGCCATGACGGTGAAATTCGGGGGCGTCGATGGATAACCTGCTGCCACCGAACGCGACGCAGCTCGAGCGCAACGTCGCCGAGGTCAACGCGCGCTTGGGCGACCTTCCCGTGCCGCTGCGCGCTCTACGCATCCCAGCAGAAGCGCCGACCGCTTGGCTTCCCTGGCTGGCCCACTCGCTGTCGGTCGATGCCTGGCAGCCGTCTTGGACCGATAGCCAGAAGCGCGCGTCGATCGCCTCGAGCATCAAGGTACATCGCCTCAAAGGAACCATCAGCGCGGTGCGCGAGGCCTTGGGCGCATTGGGCCTGCGCATCCAAGTGCAAGAGTGGTTCCAGATGCAGCCGCGCGGAGAGCCGTATACCTTCCGCCTCATCGTCACGGCCGACCAGGTCGGCTACGACAAGGCCACGCTGGACAAGGTTCAGAACGTGGTCAACGACGCCAAGAACCTGCGATCGCACATGTCGGAGATCGTGCCGGCAGTGTCGTCAGCATTGAGCCACCGCCGGGCCGTCGTGTCGTCTATTGGCGTCGAGCTGCATGTCCGCTTCGATGAAGACAACTTCGCTCTGATGCAAGAAGCCATGCGCAATGGAGAAGCGGCTACCGAGGCGGCCGTCGATGCTCTGCACCACACCGTACACACCGTTCTTCCTAGAAAAAATTACTGGTAACCCTTATGACACTTTCAAACAAAGTATTGCAGTTCAGCGACGATGTCGAAGTCGTTCGCCAGGTCACGCACGGCGGCCCCGATGTCATTGTGCAAACCTTGGGTGGCCCGGTCCCGAGCCTGGCGCGCGTTGTGTCGCAAGCCCAATCCATTTTGGCCGAGCTGGCCGTCTTAGGTCCTGAGCTGGCCGCACCAGGCGGCGCCGGCATAGTACGCCTGGCCAGCGGCGAAACGGTGCAGGATGCCATCAGCAACATTCAGTCCAACATCGACCATGTGACGGAAATACTTGGCGAAGGCCTCACCACTGATCGGGTGGCCGAAGGCGAAGGGGAGAACCACTATTTCACCGAAGCGCGCGCCCTGGCTTCCAAGCTGGGGGGTCTGTCCTTCATCAACGGGGAAAAGATCGCCAGCACCGATACCTTGCTGGCCGCGCTGGGCAAGCTGCAGAAGCAAATCAGCAACATGGTTGCGTCAATGGTGCGGCCTGGCGATATCGTCCTGACAGCACGCACGGATTACATCGCGCCGGCGTGGCTGCCTTGTGATGGTGCGATCTACGGCATTGGTTTGTATCCAGAACTCGACGCGATCTTGGGGGCTGGTGGCTTTGAAAGTCCTGTGAAACTGTCTGATCCAATCGGCCTCACCACCGGCGTCAAGCCTGGTATCTCGTACTCACCAGATAGCCAGTACGTGGCAATGGGCGCGGCGGATGTTGGAATCAGCATCTACAAACGCGCTGGGGATATCTACACCCGCTTGGCAGACCCGGCAACTCTGCCCCGGGGATGGTGTCGCGGAAGCGCATTTAGCCCGGATGGGCTGACGCTGGCGGTATCTCATGACAACACACCTTACCTCACGATCTATTCCAGAAACGGCGACGTTTTCACAGCCGAAGCAAACAGGGGCGGTCTTGGTTCCACGAGCTATTACCCTCGCTTCTCTCCTGACGGTGTGTTTCTTGCGGTCGGCACCAACAACGCAAGCAATCCATCTTTGGTTATCTATAAGCGAATCGTTGGAACGTCGAAATACAGCACTGCTCAAATGGCTGTTACCCAACCTCCCCACCTTGTTTATTCGCTTGCCTGGTCGCCTGATGGAACCACCCTTGTAGTAGCAGGCACGAACTCATCGGGCGATAGCAAGAACCTTTCGATTTATAGCGTCAAGGACGGGAATATTACCTATGTCGAAACCCTGACTTTGGCGCTTTCTAGCGTCGTTTATGCACTGGATTTTTCGCCTGACAGCAAGACTCTTATTGTGGGGTATTCGAACGGGATGCGAGTAATGCGGAAGGTCAACGGAATATTCCGGGAGAGTAGTCCTATCGACCTCATGCCAACTGATGTCCGCTCATTGAGTTGGCACCCTAGCGGAGCTTACCTGGCTGTTGGACAACAAGGAGGCACTCCAAAGATGATGATTTACCGGTACTCGGGGGAGGCCCTGACACGCATGCCTGATCCGCCAGTATTAGGTGACGGATTTACCAACCAGAGCGTGGTTTTTTCCCCAGATGGGAAACATCTTGCTGCCTCTTTTAATTCAAATCAAAACTATTTGATTTTTTACAAAGGGCAAGAAAAAACGCTAATGCCAAACCTCGTTGGCCAGGTAAAAGCTAAGTATTTTATTAAAACGGGGCAATGAAAATGAGGATCTATCAGCACGATGCAGACGGAATTTACACAGGGAATTACCAGGATCGGGACGAAGCGTTTGGTATCCCATATCGCTGGAGCGACGCAATTCTCCCGCGACTACGCCCTGGCCAAAGCGCGCGACTAAATGGCAATAGCTGGCTCGTATTCGACACCACTAGCTCGCCTTTCGCAATCGTTCCTGTCCCGGCTAAGGTGACCCGAAGCCAAGCGCGCCGCGCGCTGCTGCTGCGCGGACTGCTCGACGAAGTGCAACCGGCCCTCGACACAATCCCAGACGGGACGCAGCGCCGGCTTGCGCAAATCGAATGGGACGACGCTCTGGACTTTGAGCGTAGCAACGCCCTGGTGTTGATGATTGGCGTGGCTCTCGGCCTGGACGATGCCGGCCTGGACGACCTGTTTATCTTCGCGGCTTCGCTGCCGTAACCAAGGACAAGAAAAATGAACTTCCGCAGTATCCACACAACCGAAGGTCTGCGCCTGATGGCCCAAGCTGAGGCGGCCGCCGTACCTATCAACCTGACCCGCATGGCCGTTGGCGATGGCGGCGGCCAGGCGATGTATCCAGACGCAGGCATGACGCAGCTTGTGCGCGAGATTGCCGGCACGCGCGCCAAACCCAACGCCGTCTATCAGGACCCGAACGATCCAACCAAGTATTCGGTCGAGTTGGTCATTCCAAGCACGCAAACGGGCTTCACAATCCGCGAGGTCGGCATTTTTGATGATGCAGGGCGGCTGTTCGCCATCGGAAACCTGCCTAACGCGTACCTGCCCCACGCAAGCGAAGGCGCCGTGGGCAACGCCGTAGTGCGCATGGACTTCAAGGTCACCGACGCCGATATCGTCACCATCGAGCTGGACCCGAACGTGTCGATCGTCACCCGTACCTGGATCGGACAAAACATCACGATCGCCAAGCTGATGCCTGGCGGCCGCACCGGCCAGATTTGGCGCAAGCTGTCCAACCGTGACGGCGATGCAGGGTGGGGCGACCCGGGCGAATTCAACATCGTGGTCAATACGCTTGAAGAAGAAAAGGTTCTGGTAGCCGGCCAGGTCAACGTCGACCTGGAAGTCACCAGCACCGTGGGCCTTGCGATCTATGTCACCGTTGCCGGCGAGAGTGGCGGTGAGCGCTTGCCGCGCCGCGCCGGCGCCGATGGCTGGCTGCCCGACCCTGTCAGCGAATTCCGCGCGATCCTGGGCAAGGCCTACCCCGCAGGAACCAAGCTGATCGCCGTCCAGAATGAACCGTCCAGCCAACTTACCGGCGCGCTGCAGGAGGACAACAACCTGGCCGACCTGGACGACGTAGCCGAAGCCCGCACTAACCTTGACGTGTATAGCAAGGAAGAAGCCGATCGCCTTGTGCCGGCGTCGATGATTGGCTACTTCCCGCTCACGACAGCACCGGCCGGCTGGCTCAAAGCCAATGGGGCCGAGGTCAGCCGCACCGCGTACGCCAGGCTGTTCGAAAAGATCGGGACTCTTTGGGGCGAAGGTGACGGCCTGAACACGTTCAACCTGCCTGACATGCGCGGCGAGTTCGTGCGTTGCTTGGACGATGGCCGCGGCGTCGATCCAAACCGTGCGCTGGGCAAGTGGCAAGGAAGCCAGAACCTCGCCCACAAGCACACCGGTTCCACCAGTACGGGCGGTTCACACAGCCACGAGTACATCGACGGCCGGCCGATGCACCCGCCAGGCGATCCTGGTCTGTCCAACGGCAACACGTTCAAAGGGATTTGGGAGAACAGCGAGCTGCGCACCACGCGCGCGGCCGGCTCACACAGCCACTCGCTGACCACCGAAGACAGCGGCGGAAACGAGGCGCGGCCGCGCAACGTGGCCCTGCTGGCATGCATCAAGTATTGAGGAGAAGGCACCATGAAAACCGTGTATCAATTCGACGTCGCCGGCCGATTCCTGGGAGAGACTGTTGCCGATGAAAGCCCGCTTGAAAAAGGCGTTTACCTGATGCCGGCGCGCACCACTGAAACAGCGCCGCCGCCGCGCGATACCTGGCCGGATGGCACCTGGCCTCGTTGGAATACCATCGAATGGACCATGAGCGGATCCACTGATGCGCAGCAGCGCGCACCAGAAGAAGATCCGCTCGAGAAGCTGGCCCGTTTTCTCGAGGCCAACCCCGATGTGCTGGCGGTGATCGACCGCAAGACGACCAGCTAATTCTCTGCATGCGCTTTTTCGGCCGGCATCCCAGCAATGGGCGCCGGCCTTTTTGTTGTACGGGCCGCCTGTACAACCTGTCCTAGATGCGGCACCCGCGCGCGCGGGGCATTCTGTCGCCACCATCTGTTTTCGATGCTGGGCGGCAAATGCCGCAACCCTTTTCCCAACCTGGAGCACTACATGCCAACGGATTACCACCACGGCGTACGCGTTTTCGAAGTCAACGAAGGCACGCGCCCGATCCGCACCATCTCGACGGCCGTTGTCGGCCTCGTCGCTACCGCCGAAGACGCCGACGCTGCCGCCTTCCCTCTGAACAAACCTGTGCTCGTGACCGATATCGCGGCGGCCGCCGGCAAGGCTGGCAAGAAAGGCACCCTGGCCGCCGCCCTGAAAGCGATCGCCCTGCAGACCAAGCCGGTGACGATCGTGGTTCGCGTGGCCGAAGGCCAAGATGCAGCGGCGACGACCAGCAACGTGATCGGCGGCGTGACCGCTGACGGCCAGAAAACTGGCATCGAAGCACTGTTCGCCGCCCAGTCCGCGTTCGGCGTCAAGCCGCGCATTCTCGGCGCGCCTGGGCTGGACAACGAAGCGGTCGCCACCGCCCTGGCGGCGGCGGCGCAAAAGCTGCGCGGCTTCGCCTATGTTGCGGGCTATGGCTGCGCGACCAAGGAAGAAGCGACCGCCTACCGCGCCAATTTCGGGCAGCGTGAAGTCATGGTGATCTGGCCGAACTTCATCGCCTGGGACACTGCAACGAGCCAGGACATGGAAATCCCGGCCGTGGCCTTTGCCCTGGGCCTGCGCGCCAAGATCGACCAGGAAACGGGCTGGCACAAGACCCTGTCGAATGTCACCGTCAACGGCCCGACCGGCATTTCGAAACCAGTGTTCTGGGACCTGCAGGACCCGGCGACGGATGCCGGCTACCTGAACGAGCAAGACGTCACTACCCTGATCCGCTCGAACGGTTTCCGCTTCTGGGGTAGCCGCACCTGTGCGGACGATCCGCTGTTCGCCTTCGAAAGCTACACCCGCACCGCACAGGTCCTGGCCGACACAATGGCCGAGGCGCAGATGTGGGCGTCGGATAAGGGCATGCACCCATCGCTGGTGCGCGACATTCTCGCCAGCCTGAACGCCAAGTTCCGCGAACTGGTCAACGCGGGTTATCTGATCGGTGCGGAAGCCTGGATCGATCCAGCGGCTAACACGGCCGACACCCTCAAGGCAGGCAAGCTGACGATCGACTACGACTACACCCCGGTCCCGCCACTGGAAAACCTGATGCTTCGCCAGCGCATCACCGACCGTTACCTGATGGACTTCGCCGCCAGCGTGGCGTTGGCCTGACCCATCCCAACTAGGAGTAAGAAACCATGGGCATGCCCAAAAAACTGAAGAACTTTAATTTGTTCGGCGACGCCAACAGCTACCAGGGCGAGGTCGACGAAATCGTCCTGCCGAAGCTCACCCGCAAGATGGAAGAATGGCGCGGCGCCGGCATGCAAGGCCCCATCAAATGGAGCAACGGTACCGAAGCCCTGACCATGGAATGGACGGTCGGCGGCCTCATGCGTGCAGTCCTGGACCAATGGGGCGTCACCACGCACAACGGCCTGCAGCTGCGCTTCGCTGGCGGCTACCAGTCGGCCGACTCGGACGCCGTGGACGCCGTGGAAGTCGTCGTTCGCGGTTGCCATAGCGAGATCGACATGGGCACCGCCAAGGCCGGCGAAGACACCAGCATGAAGATCGTCACCGAAATCAGCTACTACAAGCTGTCGATCAACGGCCAAGACGTGATCGAAATCGACTTTATCGGCATGGTCGAAAAGGTCAACGGCACCGACACGCTGCAAAAGCTGCGCCAGGCCATCGGCCTGTAATCCCACCGGGCCGCTCGCCCACCTGGAGCGGCCATCCTCTCCCTCCCCTGATATTGCGAGAACAGTATGAACATCGAAAAGAACGACGCGCCCGCCACTACCCTGCCGCCCAACACCGTCACCCTGGACAGCCCGATCGAGCGCGGCACGCAGAAGATCGAGCACGTAACCCTGCGCAAGCCGCAAGCCGGTGAGCTGCGCGGGACCTCGCTCAACGCCCTGGCGAACCTGGAGTACGACGCCTTGCAAAAAGTGCTGCCGCGTATCTCCACCCCGACCCTGACCGAGGCCGACGTCGCGCGCCTCGACCCTGCCGACCTGATGCAGTTCGGAGGTGTGTTCGCCGGTTTTTTGCTGCCGAAGGCGCAGAAAGCGAGCATGGGATTCCCAACCGAGTAGAAGACGCGATGGCCGACATCGCCCTGGTATTCCACTGGACACCCCAGGCGATGGACGGCTTTTCCCTAGCTGAACTGATGGACTGGCGCGAACGCGCGCGGGTCCGATGGAGTAACGAAAGCGAGTAATGGCGAACGAACTCAACCTACAAGTCCTTTTCGGTATGGTGGATCGCGTCACCAGGCCGCTGCGCAATATCATCTCGGCCAACCAGCAAACGGCCGGGGCCATTCAAGCCACCCGCGATCGGCTGCGCGACATGGACCGGACGCAGCGCGATATCGGCGCGTTCCGCCAGCTGCGCACCGGCGCGAAGGCCACCGGCGACGAGCTGAAACAGGCCCGCGCCAAAGTGGCGGCGCTGGCCCAGGCACTGCACGCAAATGGACCGCCGACCCAGGCAATGGTCCGTGACTTCGAAGCGGCCAAGCAGGCGGCCGCACGACTCACCCAGCAAAGCCGCCAGCAGCATGCCGAACTTCACCAGCTGCGCACCAGGCTGGCCGGCGCCGGCGTTGACACCCGCAACCTCTCCCAGCACGAACGCGATCTGCGCCAGAACATGCAGCGCACCACCGAGGAAATGCAGCGGCAGCAGCGCGAATTGGCCGAGCTGACGGCGCGCCAGCGGCGCCTGGCAGAGGCGCGCGAACGCATGAATGCAACCCAGGCAACCGCGGCGAAAATGGCCGGCACCGGCGCCGGCATGATGGCGGCCGGCGCCGCCGCTGGCGCGGCCCTCTCCGTCCCTGTTACCGAGTACGCGAAGGCCGAAGACTCGGCGGCCCAGCTCAAGGGCGCGCTGATGAAAGCAGGCGCCGTGGTCCCTCCCGAGTTCGAAAAGATCAACGTCCTGGCCTTGAAGATGGGCGACAGCCTTCCTGGCACCACCGCCGACTTCCAGGACATGATGACCATGCTGGTGCGCCAGGGCATCTCGGCCAAGGCCATTCTGGGGGGCATGGGCGAGGCAACCGCTTACCTGGGCGTGCAACTGAAGAAGGGACCGGCCGACGCGGCCGAGTTTGCGGCCAAGCTGCAGGACGCCACCAAGACCGCCGAGGGCGACATGCTCTCGCTCATGGACGTGGTGCAGAAGTCGTTCAACCTGGGCGTCGACGACAGCAACATGCTGAACGGCTTCGTCAAGCTGGCCCCGGCAATGGACACCATCAAGCAGCGCGGCATCGAGGGCGCCAAGGCGATGGCGCCGCTGCTGGTGATGGCCGACCAGGCCGGCATGGCCGGCGAAGTCGCCGGCAATGCGTACCGGAAGATATTCCAGCTGGGGATGGATGCCAAGAAGATCGGCGCCGTCAACAAGCTGCTGGGCAAGGGCATGAAGATCGACTTCACCGACGGCAAGGGCGAGTTCGGAGGCCTGGACAACATGTTCAAGCAGCTCGACAAGATCAAGGGCCTGAGCACGCAAAAGCGCCTGGCGGTCCTGAAAGAAGGTTTCGGCGACGATGCCGAAACCCTGGGCGTGCTGTCGGTCTTGATGGAAAAGGGCGCCGCCGGCTACGCCGAGGTGCAGGCCAAGATGGCCGCCCAGGCATCGCTGCAGGAGCGCGTCAACGACCAGCTGGGCACCCTCAAAAACCTGTGGGAAGCGGCCGGCGGCACCTTCTCCAACGCGATGGTGGCGTTCGGCGCGTCGATCGCACCGGAGCTGAAAGCCACTACCGAATGGCTGGGAGAGATGGCCGGCAAGACGGGCGCCTGGGCACGCGAGAATCCACGCCTGGCGTCTGGCATGATGAAGGCCGCCGCCGCCCTGGCGATCATCCTCACCGTTGGCGGCGCGCTGGTCGTAATGCTGGCGGCCGTACTCGGGCCGCTCGCCATGCTTCGTTTCAGCATGGTGACCCTCGGCATGCAGGGCGCGACCATGGCGCGCGTGCTGGGCCTGGCCGGCAGCGCGCTGGGCATGGTCGGCAAGGCCGTGCTATTCGTGGGCCGCGCCCTGCTGATGAACCCTATCGGCCTGGCGATTACGGCGATCGGCGTTGCGGCGTTCCTGATCTACAAGTATTGGCAACCGATCACGGGTTTCTTCTCTGGGCTATGGGGCAATGTACGAGCGACTTTCGATGGTGTGATGGTCTGGTTCAATGCCCTGCCGACGAAGTTTTCCACATTCGGCGCGAACATCATGGCCGGCCTGGTGAACGGGATCACCAACGGCCTGGGGGCGGTAAAGACGGCGATCACCTCGGCCGCCGATAGCACCGTAGGCTGGTTCAAGGAGAAGCTGGGGATCCACAGTCCGAGCCGCGTGTTCGGCGAGCTGGGCGGGTTCATCAGCGAAGGAGCCGCGATCGGCATCGACGGCGGCAAAGCCAAGGTGGCGAAGGCCGCCCTGGCCCTGGCAACGGCGGCGACGACTTCGTTCGCGCCGGCGGCCGCACAGGTTCCGATCGACGCCCGCAAGACCGTGCTATCCGCACCAGGTGGCGGCGCAGGTGGCGGCGCTACTTCAACTGCAGCTGGCGGCGCGCCGGCCAACTACACCATCAACATTCACCCCGCACCAGGTATGGATGCGAACGCGATCGCGCGCGCCGTTGCGGCCGAGCTGGATCGCCGCGAGCGATCCAAGCAGGCGCGCCACGGCTCGCGCCTGAGCGATTAAGGAGAAACAGCCATGATTCTGGCCCTGGATCAATTCGTTTTTGGTATGGAGAACCTGCCCTGGCAAGAGCTGCAGCGGCAGACGCAGTGGAAGCACCGCGGCAACTCGCGCGTGGGCGCCAGGGACTCCCGGCAGTACCTCGGACCCGGCGAGGACATGCTAACGATCACCGGCGTGCTGATCCCCGAAGTGATCGGCAACGCATCCTCGCTCGAGGACCTGCGCACGATGGGCGACACTGGCGGCGCCTATGCCCTGGTCGATGCCAATGGCCTGGTGTACGGCGCCTTCATCATCGAGGCTGTGAGCGAAGGCCAGACCAGCCACGACCGCACCCGCGCGCGCCGGATCGAGTTCACGGTCGGTCTGACCCGGGTTGACGACAGCCAGGTGGGCGAACAACTGGGAGTGCGAAGTGCTGCAGCCAACGCCTGATTTTTCCATTGCCCTGGACGGCAAAGACCTAAGCCCGAAAATCGCGCCCATCCTCATTAGCCTGACGATCACCGAGTGTCGAAGCGACGAAGCCGACGCACTCGACCTGGTCCTGGACGACAGCAACGGACGGCTGGCCTTGCCGAAGAAGGGCGCCGTGCTCGCGGTGTCAATGGGCTGGATCGGCCAAGCCCTGGTCAACAAGGGCACTTTCACGGTAGACGAGGTGGAGCACGCCGGCGCGCCCGACGCCATCACCGTGCGCGCTCGCAGCGCGTCGATGACCAAGAACATGGGCGAGCGCCAGGAAAAGAGCTGGCACGACCAGACCCTGGGCGCGATCGTGCGCGCGATCGCGGGCAAGCACAAGCTCAAGCCGACCGTATCGGACGCGCTGGGCAAGGTCCGGATTCCGCACATCGACCAGACCCAGGAAAGCGACATGGCCTTCCTCACGCGCCTGGCGAAGCGTTACGACGCGGTCATGACCGTAAAGGATAGCCGGCTGCTGTTCCTGCCGATCGGCGCCGGCGCCAGTGTCAGCGGCAAGCCACTTCCTGTCGTCACGATCGAGCGCAACAGCGGCGACCAGCATCGTTACAGCGTGCGCGACCGCGGGAACTATGAGGGCGTGCGCGCCTACTGGCACAACGGCCAGAAGGGCAAACGCCGCACGGTCTATGTCGGTGGCGAGACACCACGCGGCCTCAAGACGCTGCCCGAGGTGTACGCCACCGAAGGCGAGGCGCGCGCGGCCGCAAAGTCCGAGCTGCAGCGGATCGAACGCGGCCAGGCCACGATGGCCTACAGCCTGGCCCTGGGGCGCCCGGAAATCCGGCCAGAGCTTTCAGTGACCGTGCGCGGGTTCAAGCCCGAGATCGACGGCACCGACTGGCTGGTGGCGCGCGCTACTCACACCATCTCGGACGCTGGCCTGCAGACCTCGCTCGAGCTGGAGCGCGGCGGTGCGGCGGCGAACGTATAAGTAGGATTTTTTATTGTAGCTACAAAAAATAATTGACGACCCCTTTTTTTGTAGCTACAATAATTAAATGGAAATCACTTACGACCCCAACAAAGACACCGCCAACCAGCAAAAGCACGGTGTCTCTCTGGCAGAGGCGGCACAGATCGAATGGGACACGGCGCTGGAACGGTTGGATGACCGAAATGACTACGGCGAGGAAAGATACACCACCCTCGGCGCCATCGGAAACCGGCTGTACTGTGTGGTGTATGTGGATCGAGAAGGAAAACGCAGAATCATCAGCCTGCGAAAAGCAAACAAAAGGGAGGTAACGAAATATGTTGAAGCAACCGAATAACGAAATGGAGGCGGCGGCAGCCGCCGCCATGGAAGGTACCCCGCAGGACCTGGAGGAGGCGCGCCGCTCGGACGCGCGCAAGGCCAAGGCCCGCCAACTCATCATGCCGACCGACGACGAGGATGCCGCCATCACAGCGGCCGCGTTGGATGACCCGGACAACCCGCCACTCACCGACGAGCAGCTGGACCAGTTCAAGCCGGCGCGTCGCGGCCGCGGCCGGCCGGCCAAGGACGTGACCAAAGTTCTGGTAAGCATCCGGTTCGATGCTGCCGTACTGGATGCCTTCAAGGCTACGGGTGATGGCTGGCAAACTCGCATGAATGATGCGCTGCGCGAGTGGGCACGTGATCACCGTATGGTCCCGAGCTAACCCGATGCCTACTGTTCCTGATGAACTCAAAAAGGCGAATCGTTATCACTTGACTATGGTGGATATGCAAGAGGCAAAAAAGTTTCTTGATACCTGTCTAGATTTGAAGAAATCTTTTCAAGACGGAGCGCATGAGGTCGCCATTGAAGCCCTGGTAATAGCCGCCATTGTTAGCTATTGCCGCCCTTTCAAGGAAAGCTATTCATATGGTTTTGCCGAAAAAAAGGTAAAGATTGAGGATTATCATTGGATTAAAAATAATCCAGAACAGATGAAACTCCACACTTTCTTGGAAGAAAAACGGGATGAAGTCATCGCGCATTCTGACTGGAAGAAACGGTCGACCACTCTTGTAGAACTTACCGACAAGAAAGTTGTTAGAACCTATATTTTGGCAGATGTGATGGACGGGCTATGCATTACCAGTTTTAGAGAGCTTGTCTTTGCGGTGGAAAGAGATTCTTACTACATGGCAATGGGACATCAGGGAACGATGTGGGCCAGAAAAATACCGTGGAATGTCTAACAAACCACGGTTTATTTGACACTCAACAAAAAAGGGCCTCACGGCCCTTTTTTCTTGCTTTCCGTGTCTAAGAATACTGTATAGTTTTCTATGTAAAACAAACCACATGATTAATTGATTCTTATACATAAAGGGTAACTCCATGAGTAGCGATATCAGCTTTGGTGGCCGCAACCTGGGTGACGAGGAAAAGACGCGCATCACAGCAGCGTTTGCCGAGCAAGGCCGCCTCGAGCAGGAACGCATCGACCAGCTGCCGCAAGTCCGGACCGAGGGCGAGGCGGCGCTACGCCGGCTGCTGCCGATCGCCCAGGGCCACAGCGGACAGTGCCGGCACGTTGCGGCCTTCCTTCTAGGTCTCTACAACGGGACCCGCTTCCCCTTCGACCTGACCGACCTGCGCTGCATCGACCACGCCATCTTCCAGGACTGCCTGGCCGTGCTGCGCATGGACGCCAACCCGCAACGCGAGGTGCACACCTACTTCGACAACGGCGGCCAGGTGTTCGAGCAGCTGGCCGAGGACTGGCGCATTCCTGACCGCCTGGTCCTGCGCCAGGTGATCGAGGCGGCGCAAATCCCAGGCGCCGAGCACCTGGACGGAGTTCGCGCGGCGCGCTCTGCATATCTGGACTCACAGAAGGTTTAATTTCCGATGACGAAGACTGTCTTCATGATGCCGCGCCGGTTCGGCAAGACCGCGATCGGGCGCGCGCTGCGCGCCACCGGCGACGACGAGCTGACGCCCGAGCAGTACCGGGCGCTGTTGTATGGCGAGTTCTCGATCGAGGCGAAGGACCGTGAACTGATGGCCTTGGCCGAGGAGTACGACCGCCGCACCGAGTTGTACGACCGCACGGTCTGCACCGGCCCGATCGGGCCAGATGGGATCATGCCTCGGACGCACGCCGAGCTGGCGGCGATCGGCCGGCACGCGCACCAGGTACGGCGCGAGCTGGTCGACCGTGCGGTGCGCGCCGGCTTCACCGAAGCGCAGTTCAAGGAAGCGATGATGCACCAGGCACGCCGCGGCCCCTCTGCCGTAGCCGCGCAGGCTTTGCGCCAGGACCGACCGGCCGCGTGGATCGTAGACGAATATTTCCAAGCCGAGAAAGGGGGCGAGTGATGCGACACCCCGCCGCTACCAACAATCTGGACCTCATCACCGGCGGCCTGCTGATCGGCTACGCCCGGGTCTCGACGGTCGACCAGAACCTCGACCTGCAGCGGGACGCGCTCGAGCGCGCCGGCTGCGGCCAGGTCTACGAGGATAAGGCAAGCGGCCGCGCGAAAGCCGGCCGGCATGAGCTGGCGAACGCGCTACGCGCGCTGCGCGCCGGCGACACCCTGGTCGTGTGGCGCCTGGACCGCCTGGGGCGATCGCTGGCCGACCTGGTGCAGATCATCAACGAGCTGGGAGAGAAAGGGATAGGGTTCAAGAGCCTGACGGAACAGATCGACACCACGACCGCACAGGGCCGCATGTTCCTGGGAGTGTTCGCCACCATCGCGCAATACCAGCGAGACGTGATCCATGAGAACACAATGGCGGGTTTGGCGGCAGCTCGAGCACGCGGCCGCAAAGGGGGCCGGAAGCCGGCACTGGATGACCAGGCCCTGATGGAAATCGAGACCTTGCTCAAGAATCCAGATATGACGGTTGAAGCTGTGGCGAGCCGCTACGGGGTAAGCCGGGCCACCATTTACAACGCCCTGAACAGGAAAAATAAGCCTGCCCCTATTGGACAGGCTTAATCAGGGAGTGACAGTAGCCAATGAGCTGCAGCTGGCCGCGATCGGCGGCCGGCACACTTTCCGAAGCATAGGCCAGGTTGTCGCACGACAGCCGTACCGAGCCGTCGACCATGTGCTGAACACGCCGGAAATGCACGCTGTCACCGAACCGCACCAGGTACACGCCATCCACCGTCCGACGCTCGAGGTTCACCAGGGCGACCTGGCCGTCTGATAAGGCCGGCTCCATCGCGTCACCCACCACGCGCACAGCGATCGTATCGCCTGGCGGCAACCCCTGCAGCTCGAGCCAATGGCGCGGGACATACCAAGCCTGGCCCTCGAGGGCATTCCCCCAAGCGGCAGCGTCGAAGAAAGGCAGCTCGGCGAGATGCGGCGCCTGGATCGGCACCACGGCCGCGCCTCCCATGTCCCGCTCCCCGCGGCCCAGAATCAACCAGTCCAAGCTGATGTTGTGTTCGATTGCCAAGGTAATGCATTCAGCATAGGGAATCGTGCCGCGATTCTTTAACACACTGACAAAACCTCGTGACCCACCCAACAACTCCGAGACTTCTTTGTCCATCTGGACGCCAAGCACAGTTTTCATTCTGTCGATTATGTCTGTTACTGATGGCTTATTTTGTTCCATTTTTGAGTTGTACGTTGCAAAAGGTTGTCTAAAGATTGCTGCGCGGAATCGGAGTAGAGCGTACAATTTACTCAGTGAAACGTCGCATTACAGATTGTTACTTTTAATGCCACAAGACACTGCGAATTGAAGCTTTGCCGAAAATTCCGCCGACTGTTTTACCCGAGAAATACTGTATAGATATACAGTATTATTGAGGCCTACACAGTGCTCCTGCGAGGTCGCCAGGAGCGAGATGCGACACCGGGTACGCGGGGGATTATCTACTGATCCGCACCGATCGCCTACGGAAACGGTATGACGGCATAGCAATAAATGCCCGAAGGAAATAAGGAACGACCACCAATTTTGCCTACGAAGAAACGCCAGAGACTACAAAATGAGTTTGCTAATTTCAATTCACTGCCCACATTGCCTTATGAAATCAAGGGCGCGCACCAGCAAGCCTCTTTCGGCCACAATGAGGGAAATTAGCTATCAATGTGTAGACCCGGAGTGCGGCCATACCTTCGTTGCGCAACTTGAGGTCGTCCGCACTATTTCGCCGTCGGCTAAACCAAATAAAGACATCCGGCTCCCAATCTCGCCCCGCACCGTGGCGTTATTGAAGGAACAGCTGGAGTTGATGCTACCCGCGTGATCAAGAAAGACCCTTATGCACAACCCTATGCCGCACAACCCTCTGTATAGCCTTGCCATTGACTTCCTGCAGCGGCACCAGGATGAACATCTCACGCCCGATCGAGATCGCCTGATTACTCGCTGCGCCCACCGCCTTGCCGATCACTGCCGCGTCTCCCTGGTTGAAGCCCGGGACGTGGCGCGCCAGGCGTTCGGCGAGCTGACGTCGCGCAACTGCAGCGCACATATCAACCTTGACCTCACCACGAGTTACGCCCTGTTCATCAATGGACCGGATGGCACCAAGCGCTGCTATCCACTTCCAGAGCTGCTACGCGTGATTCACCAGGCTGAGGCCGGCGCGCTGTAAATCCCCCACGGTTCCCTGCCGCGGCCTTATGGCCCGCGGCTAATTCCCCGTGGCGACGCCCGAATAAAAGGTTGAAAAATGGCTAATATTGACGAAGTAAAACGACGTGTAAATCCACAGCTGCATGACCTGGCCGACCGGCTCGGGATCAAGCGCGGCCCGGGCGGCGAGGACGCCCTATATTTCTCTCCGCACCACGCGGACAAGAACCCCTCCCTTTCTATCTATGTAGGCCACCCCAAGCACGGCGACGGCTGGAAAGACCACAGCGCCGATGAAGGCGGATCCTGCATCGACCTGGTGATGTACGTGCGCGGCTGCACCGTGTCGGAGGCGATGAAGTACCTGCACGAGGAATACGCTATCCCCTTCGACAAACCCGACCACGCGAACAAACCCGAGGCCGAGAAGAAAAGCATGGTCGAGTACATCGCCGACCGCTGCATCGCCGTGCGCGAGAAGGCGCGCGACTACCTGGCCGGGCGCAAGATCGGCGCGGCCGCGATTGACACCGCGCTGCGCGCCAATACCCTGGGCTTCAATGAGTGGACTAGCACAGCGAAAGAGGCCGGCACGGTCGGTTATGGCGGACCTGGCGTGGCATTCATCGTGCGCGCACCAGGAACCGGCCAGGTAGTTGGCGTCGATATCCGCTACCTGGATCCGGCACTCAACGGGGGCACCAAGACGCAGAGCCAGGGCGAAAAGGACGGCTATTACTGGACGGCCGATCCGCGCAAGCTCGAGAGGGCCAAGCGCGTCTACATTGTGGAAGCGGCGATCAACGCGCTGTCGATCGACACCTGCAGCCTGCCGAGCACGGCATCGATCGCAATCCGTGGCCTCACCAACGCTTCCTCGCTCGACCTCAACTTCCTGCGCGGCAAGCAAGTCGTGATCTGTATGGACAACGACCAGCCCTTCGCCGAAGGGCACAAGCTCGCCGGCCGCCGGCCGGGTCCGGAGGCAGCGTGGATCCTGTACGAGCGGCTGACAGCGCTCAACATCAGCGCAGTGCTGGTCGACCAGGCCGACTGGATCGAGCCGGCCGGCGCCGACGAGAAGGACGGCAAGCCGATCAACGACGTGAATGACTACCTGCAGGCGCGCAGCGAACACGAGCTGGCCCAGGCCCTGGAAGAAAAGAATTACGAAACCTGGCTGATTGCCGGCATGCCTGGCGACACCTCGAGGAAGGGCCGGCCGCGCGTCTACCTGCCCGGGCACGACTTCGCGCAATACTGGAAATTCCGGCCGCACCTGGACTTCACGAAGTACATCGCACGGATGGACGAAAACCGCGACACCGGCGAGGAAACCCCGGTCTATCACGACCTGTGCGGCTTCCGTATTGCATCTCTGAGCCGTGTCTCCGTCGCCAGTTCGACGGCCACCATGACCGGCGATCGGGACCACTCCCCTACCGTGTATTTCGCCGTCACCGTCCAGACCGCGCGCCACGGCGCGAGCCTCACGCGCAAGGTCTTGGTGGACGACCAGCTGCACAACGCCACCCAGTGGACCAAGTTCGGCCCGATCTGGAAGCCGGCCGAGTTCTCGCGCATGGTGAACATCCTCGAGCGCACCGCCAACCTGGGGGCGCGCAACGCCGCCAACTTCGTTGGCCTGGCCTGGCTCGACGGCAAGCTGGCCGTCAATGAAGGCCCGGACTGCTACTTCACCGACGCCGAGAAGCAGTGCCCGTATAACAAGCTGACGTTTCCATCCGGCCCCAGGTCAGACGCCCGCAGGATCATCAAGGCATACCAGGAGACATATACGAAGAACGCGGCCGCCCTTCCCCTGGTATGGGCGCTCGGGGGCCACCTGAAGGCGCTCCTGGGATTCTGGCCGCACATGACCATGCAGGCCGACAAGGGCGCCGGCAAGTCCACCCTGATTAAGCGCCTCGAGCGCTCCCTGGCATTCACGATGTACTCGGGCCAGAGCTTGGCGACGGAATACCGCCTGATGACCAGCATCAGCTACACCAGCCACCCGGTCGGATGGGAAGAATTGAGCGCGCGCGGGTCGGTCGTGATCGACCGCGCCGTGGCGATCCTGCAGGAGTCCTACCAGTACACCACCACCAAGCGCGGCTCGGAAATGACCGAGTTCCTGCTGTGCGCGCCGGTGTTGCTCGCCGGCGAGGACGTGCCAGTCAAGAGCCTTACAGGCAAGGTAGTACGCACTGACCTGACCGGGAAAGCGAACGGCTTCATGGCCGAGAATCTGCCCCACTTCCCGGTGCGCCAGTGGCTCGAGTTCCTGGCCAGGCTCGATAAGGCATCGGTGATCGACAAGTACAACGAGCTGCGCGACTATTGCCTCAAGAACAGCCGCGCCGGCGGCGACGACACCGGCGCCCGGCGAATGGCGAGCAACTATGCCGCCGTCCTGCTGGCCTGGCGTTACCTGGCCGAATTCGCCGGCGTCGATTACACCGAGGGCGGGTTTGGCAGCGATCTGCTGGCCGAGATGAACCAGCACATTTCCGAGACCAGCAGTGATCGCTCACCGTGGGTCTGGATCATGGAAACGGCACTGTCCGAGATTGACGCCGGTAACTTCAAGCACCCGTACAAGTTCGACCACATCGAGAGCAAGGAATGCCTGCTGATCCGGCCAGAACACATCATGGACCACTTCTCGACCTCATCGAATCTGCGCGTCAAGTGGGACGGTCTGCCAGTGAAAACTGCGACCGTTTTCAAGAAGCAGATGATGGCCGCCGGCGTCATGCTGAGTACCGAGAAAGAGATCGAGCGGACCATCCTGGCGAAGCGCGTACGGCACCTGTCGGCCATCTCCCTTGCCGAGTTGAACAAGTACGGATTGTCTGTCGGCTGGTCGAGTTCCTGACCTGGCGCCGAGTGGCGCAGCGGCGACAATTGGGAATTTCTTGCACCGCAATAAGCGTGCGGTGCGAATGTTGGAGATAATACGCGGGGCCGCAGCGGCCCCTTCCTACCGAATATCGCTACCAGGAGCGCCTGGTAGCTCCCCGACAGTCGAGCATAAGGCGGCTGTGATCACCTTTGTGGCCGCCTTGCGCGGCCACTTTTTTATCCACCGTTCTGTTCGATGAATTTCGTTACCGCCAAGGCGATGAACGCCGGCCGGCTGAGTCCACCCATGCGTGCCCGGGCCTGGTCCAGCTTGGCGATCATGTCGGCCTGCAGCGTCAAACTGATAGGCTCCTTTCGGCCGCGGCGCGCGATCACTGGCACCTGTTCAGCCGCCGGCGGCGGCGCTGCAGCCGGCGCAGCTGCAGGCGCCGACGCCGACGCCGGCGCCGGCGTCGATGGGCGCATATCCGGCGCCGCGTGCACGAACCTCTCCAGCTCGGCCTCGCTCGGCTGGCGCGAACCGAGGGATGGCTTCGACACAATTTTGCTATTTCCACTCATCTTAATACCTCTTTACTATTCACATACTCCTAAGTTGATATCAACTTAGGGTTATTCTGATGTTGCCACTGCTGCCGAGATGATGTACTCGAGCAGCGCGGCCACTTCGTTTCGCAGCACTGAGTCGGCGCCCTTGAACTCGCTGACATGCAAGCCGGCCGCGCTGGCGTGTGACAGCGCCTTGCGGTCGCCGATGCTCGCCGGCGCGATGTCGTATCCGTATCCCGCCACGTCCGCGATCGCCTGCTTGTTGTCGGCATCCTGGTTGGATGGGTCGGCCTTATTCAGGAACGCCACGACCTTGAAGTCGCGCATGGCCTGAATCTCCTGCACCAGAGAATGCATGTTCTCGAAGGACCACACATCGAAGGTGCGAGGGGCGCAAGGGATCACCAGGACGTCGGCGACGGTCAACGCCGCGCGCATTGCTCCTGAGTCCTTGGCGCCTACATCGATCACGACATCGTCATAGTTTGGCGCCTGCAGCTTCACCTGTTGGCGCAGCGCCGTGCCGTCCGAGAGTTCGCATGCGGCGATCCCAGGGTAGCCGGCATTGGCCCGAACCGTGAGAGCCAGCAGCATGGAAGTCTGGTCGCCATCACCATCAACAGCGAGGACGCGGCGCCCCTTCAATGAAAGGCCGGTGGCGAACTGCACCGCCGTGGTCGATTTACCAATGCCACCTTTTTTATGTGCCACAACATAGATAGTCATATCGTTTTCCTAGTAAGTTCATGCTGACTTGATTGGATTTTACCATTCACTTGATATCAAGTGAATGGTGACTTGCCCTACTTATTCCGTATGCTCCAGCAGAAGGGCCAACAGCTCCCGCTGGTTCGCCAAGGCAGTGGCGATCGCATGGCGCACATGCACGACCTCGCCCTGGGCACCGTTGCCGTTCTTGATCTGGGGCGCAATCCTGGCCGCATCCTGCAGCGTGAACCGGGTCGCCAGCTGGGGCGGCACCGGCCGCGGGTTCAGCGGCTCGACCTCGACCAGATCAAACGCCAAAGGTATGTCCTGGCAGCGGATCACATACGGCTGCAGCAAGGTGGCGTCGACCAACGAATCGAGAGCCATCTCGTAGCCGGTGATGGTGGCGCGGGTTTGTTCCAGCATGTTGTTCCAATCGGTCATGTTCATTTGTTCCCCTGTGAATTTTGCCGGTCTGGCCGGACTGGTTATTAAGCGTGGTGCGCAGCGGCCAGCTCGGCCAGGCGCGGAGTTGCAGGAAGCGATCGCAGATAGACCAACGCCGCCTTCTTGCATGCCGGCAACGTGTCGGCTTGTCCGACTGCATTACCGCGAATCCACACGAATGGATTCGGCTCATCAACAACGACCGAGCGCCGGATCTCAAACTCGGCCGCGACCGTCGGATGCAGAGGCGTGATCTGGACATAGATCAAGGGCTTGACACACATACAATTCCTTTCGTTGGTATCTGTGCGAATGATTGTATCTCCACATCAAGTTGATATCAAGATGAATGTAAGAAAATATTCACTTCATTTCATCATGATATTTATATCAACTTAATATCAACGCCGCCAGAAGCGGCCGGCGACGACGGCGCCGACCTGGTCACCAGAGCGCCAGGGCCTTTGTCGGCCAGGATTGATATATTTCATCGAGAGGGCACAGGCATCACGGAAAAGGTGGGGATTCCGCGCCGCTTTTGTGCTAAGTCATTGATTCCTTAGAAAACAGCATCCCCGAACCCCTACCCCCAATCCCCGGAACCACCGCGCCAATCCCCAAACTGACTCACGCCGGCCCCGGGCGCCCTTTCTTCTCTCTCTCTCTTTTTCATAGGAGAAGAAGAAGAAGAAAGGCTAGGAGAAGGAAAACCCGTATCCCCAAAACGCGCGCGCCCTTCCCCTTTTTTTCTCCAAGCCTCAAACCCTCATCCCCATATTCCCCACCTCAATTCCCCCTCTTTTGGGGATGATGGGGGGATGCATTAATCAGCAAAATCAAACACTTAGGTAAATCATCCCCACGATCCCCGCATCCCCAACTAAATCTGCCTGGGGGGTAGCGCTCGAACGAATTACCTGGCCCGTTCAAAGCCATCAGTTCAGACACCGCCCAGAACGCATCAAAACGGCCTGAGCGCGCATCAAAGTGCATCAGGGGCGCGCTGCAGAACCGACCCAGAAGCCGCGCCAGAGCGGCGCAGGGCGCATCAGTGGGGGTGCATCAGAAGCACACCCCCAAGCGAAGCCCGGAGGCGGGGAGGGACCTCCGCAGCGGGGGGGTAGGCCCCCCCCGCCCCCCCCCC